AAAAAATAAGAAAAAATATACTAATGACGCAGAAGATAATTTAAAAACAACTACACAAACATTACAAAATCCCACAAGTGCTTCGTATATTCATGAACCTATCATTAAAGCAAATGTTGAAGATGATGATGAACGAGGAGATAAATCTATAGATGTATTTACCGAGGTTAGTCCAATGAAACCAATTCGAGCATTTAATTTTTTTAACAAAAAATTAGAAGAAGAAGAAAAACCTATTTTTCTTGCTTTGTTAAAATATCGAATGCTTACTATGGCTAATTTACCAGAAAATGCAAAAGCAATATTAGAGAGAATAACAAAAAGCCTTAATAATATTCAGGCCTTTAGAATATTAAATGACGCAGCGGAATCTAAAAAATATGTATTTAAATATGGTGGAATAACACCTAAATTTTTAATAAATGCAAAATCCGTTTTAAAATAAGAATATATGAAAGTTAAAGATGAACGTAAAGAACTAGAAAAAATGTTGGGAAGTTCCCCAAAAGATATAAATAATAATGTTCCCACAGAAGATATACCTGGTTTACGAGCTGAACCAGTAACAGATGTGAATTTCGATGAATTAAAGTTAAAATGCGAAGTAGATGCTCGTGTTATGATCACCAATGCTATTTCATTTATTATTCCTCAAGATATGATTGAAAATAATCAATATCTTCAAAATAAACTTGAAGTAGATGTGATATCTTTGGGTAGTATGATTTATCAATTACGAACCAATGAAGTAATGCAAAAAGCTTTAATTGATCAAATTAATTTAGGAATGGTAAATGCTCGCATGTTTGAAGTATTCTCAGGAATGTCAAAAACTGTAGGTGAACTTAATAAACAATTAATCCAAACTGTAGAAGCTATTAAACAAACCTATAAAGGATTTGTTGAAGATGTTAAAGAAAAAAGAACCGAAGCATTAGGACCATCATCTACTGGCCCTACGGGTATGATAACAACTGGTGATGGTGGGGTTGTTACAAGAGGTACCAAAGAATTAATTAATAATGTCAAAAGAATTAAAGACCAAAAAGCTAAAGAAATCTCAGATATTGATTATATAGATGATGCTGGTTTAGTTCCAAATATTGACATAAAACTCTTATAATGGCAGCACCCGTAATATGGAATAGTCAACATGTCCAATCAACTTTGGAAAAATTAAGGATGGGATATCCTGCAGATCTTACATGCTTTCATCAAAGTGATATAGAATTAAAAGCAGCTAATATTTTATGGCAATCAACTGCTGATGAAGTTAATGAATTTCATAAATGTTATACAAATATTATTTATTTTATTGAAAAATATTGTAGATTTCTAACAGATGCTGGTAGAACAACTGTTAAATTAAGAGATTTTCAGAAAAAGATCTTAATTTCCTTAGCTGCAGAAACATTACAACTACTTGAAACCGGTGAAGAAGATTTAGTACCAAATGTTCGAAATATGATAATGATGCAAAGTAGACAGTCAGGAAAAACTACTACCGTAGCAGCATATTTTGCTTGGTATTTATGTTTCCATAATGATAGAAACTTGGCAATTCTTGCTAATAAACAAGCAACTGCTTTTGAAATTGTAAATAAAGTAACTGACGTATTTAAAGGCCTACCATTTTTCTTAAAACCTGGAATTATATCAGTAGGAGCAGGTGGAATGAGACTTGATAATGGTTGTTTTCTTACATCTCAAGCAACTACAAAAACTGCTCAAATTGGTTTTACACTTCACGTACTTTATGCCGATGAATTTGCACATATACAACCTTTTATAGCACGTGATTTCTGGAGATCTGTTTATCCAACACTTGCATCATCAGAAATATCTCAATGTATTATTTCTTCTACACCTAATGGTGATGATAATGTATTTTATGATATATGGGAAAAAGCACAAAAAGGTTTAAATTCCTTTATGTCAATTCGTGTTGATTGGTGGGAAGTACCTGGTCACGATGAAGAATGGCGTTTAAAAATGATAGGTGACTTTGGTGAAGAAAATTTTGGACAAGAATTTGGTCTTGATTTTAATCGCGCAGGGTCTAATTTATTATTAAGTGGTAGTGATCTTTTATTTATGAAAAAAATAGAAAAGGAATATGTTTTTCATGAATTGAATAAAACTAAATTAGATGATTTACAATATCGTAATCTTAAATGGCATCCAGATTTTGATCCAAACGCAAATTTTAATTCAAAAGAACATAGATTTATTGTTAGTATTGACACAGGAGAGGGTAAAGATGAAGAAGAAGTAAAAGATAATGATTATAATGTTTGCAATATTTTTCAAATAGTTCCAAAAAGTATTGTTCAACTAAAAAAGCTTAAGAATAATGAGATGACCATTAAGAATATGTTTAGGGCCATACAAGTTGGTTTGTATAGGGATAATATAAAGGATGAAGAAAATTGTGCTCAGGTCACACGAGGTATAGTTTTTGATCAACTAGGTGGAAGTATATCTAAGGTTATAATTGAAATGAATTTTAATGGTAAATATTTTTTGGATAAATTTTCTCAACATGATGAGTATGAAGATAATGTTGTATTACATTCATATCATACAAAACCTATTCATGGAGAAAAACCACCAAGGAAAAAGGCAGGATTTAAAGTAACTGGTTCAAATAAAGATTTTTTCTGTAAAATGGGGAAAAAATTAGTTCGAGATAAAATTATGATTATAAATGAATTTGAAACTATAAGAGAGTTTAAAGCTTTTGGAAAAAATAAACATGGGAAATGGAAAGGTTTAGGAACACATGATGACATAGTTATGAGTGCAGTAAATATTTCTCATTTATATGATGCTAAAGATTATGAAGACTGGCTTTTTGATTTCATTGATGAAATGGAAGAATCACCAACCAAAAAATTAATATTTGCTTTAATTGAAAGACATACAGAATCATCGGAACTTAGTGATGATAGTTTTACTGCATTATTTGGCGACGATCCCCCACCTAAAAATCCATTAAATACACCTGGAACCTTACAAAATATGCCTGCAGCCTTACAAAACATGCCTAAATATACTCCTAGTTCTACTTTCAATAAAGGTATAACATCATTTCCGTGGCAAAACAGATAAAATACATATTTTTTTGCTGAATATATAATAAAACATATACCTATATTACAATAAAAAGTTAAAATTCGCCAATCATATTTTTGATATATAAATAAAAGTGGCAATTATTTTCAAAATTGAGTAAAATAAATAGAATAAAAATAATAGAAATAATATGGCAAAAATTGCATTAGATTTAACCCAATTCAAGTCAGCAGGCGTTTACACTGTTGAAATTGATAATTCAGAACGTATTGTTGTAACAACTCAATCTTTGAGATTGGTTCCTGGATTTTCAGCACTAGGGCCTTTTAATACACCAGTATTCATAAGATCCACTAGAGACCTTGAAAAATTTTACGGGGTGCTTGATAGTAAACTTGAAAGAAAAGGATCATTTTTTCACAGATCCATTAAAACTTGTTTGTTAACATCACCAGTGTTTGCAATTAGTTTGTTAAAAACAGATGCTTCAACATTAGATACAGTTGATATAATTGGTTTACAAATCGATTCTAGCTCAGTAGCAGTTGATTCTTCAACAGACTTATTTGTTAACTTATTTAATCGTCAAAGATTTTGGACTCCAGATTCTGATTTTCTACAATCAGCAATAGTAGCACATACTGCTGCAACTAACGCATATAACGCTCCATTATTACAACTTGGAAACGTTGGAACAAAAACAGTTTCATTTATTGTTAGAAAAGCACAAGATGTAAATCAATATAAAACTTATGCTATTGACTGGTACAGTGGAGCAGCAAATATTCCTTATCAATGGATTCGTCCTTATGATTATATTGCAGATTATTTTATTCAAATTGTTGCAATTGAAGGTGATTGGACAGATTATAGTAGATTATCTACTGATCCTTATTACTCACAATTCTTTACTGCAGATGGTATTATACCAGCACAATTAAACAATTTTATGAATGCTGGTCAAATTAACTTAATGGCATCTTGGACTGGAACTATTATTCCTGATTTTATTGATAAAACAGGTGTAGAACAATATATTGAAAGCATTGTTAATTCAGCAACTCCAATTACTGGAATTTTATTAAATGTTAATCAACAAGCTTTAGATCAATTACAGTGGAATGCAACTACAAGTGTTTGGCAAACTCTTAATCCTACTACAGGACTTTACGTAACTGCTACCAATGTAGTAGACCTT